ATTTCAGGTTGAGTGAGGGTTGGGATCGTAGCCATGATGGCAGCCTCCGTATGCAATGGATAACTTCCACCACCGGAAACGCCAATTTCGCTGGTGGTGAACTGAGCAGGGTTGGCGTAACCGGCGCATACGGAAACCGGCGCACCTTTCGGTGCCCCCACCCAGCCCACCATAATTTGGGTATAGCTGAGTTGTAGCAACAAAAAAGACGCTAACGCGCCAATTGTCGCCGTATGCAATTCCAGGACGCCAATCCCGACACCCGCTTTATAAGGTGCCTGAACAGTGTAACGTCCCGGAATGGCAGAATCAATGTGCTGGTGGTCCTTCACACTCAACAAAATCACGCCTGAATTTCCACAAAGGACTAAAGCACTCATGCTGGTAGTCTTTGCGAAGATAGATAACGCGCTGTGTTTCTGGCTCCCAACGAATAACATGAACATAAAGTCCTCTTCCGTCACGAAACCAGCGGTTAAGTTCCTGCACAACTCGCCCCCCACAGTCAGGTAAAGTTCTCTGTGGTTACTTACAGCCAGGTGATTTGGTAATCTGCATTCATGCCGTAACAACAGGTGTTCAGCGACGCTGACCACCAGCTGTTGCGACAAACGGTTATTTGCCGTTAAACTATTCATGCGTTAGTTTCTCCACAACCAGAAGCAATCGACGCCACGACGCCCGGAGCTGCACACTCGCGGGCGTTACTCTTTTCTGGAGCGCAGAAGATTTTGTAGACCAGTGCTGCATGCTCCTGGAGCTTCGAAATTGAAAGATACAGTTCGTCGTTAATTGCTGTCTTCTCATGCGGTTCCACTACACCGTCTTCGATTGCTGAACGAATCTGTCTGGAATAACTGCCGATCTGTTCAATGACTTCCAGCAGGCGCTGGTTTATATCGGCGTTCTCTACTGCCTCAATTTCAGGAAGCGATACGAACACCCCACCAGCAGACTGTGCGACAGCATCCGCAATGTAGTGAGTGCCAGCCGCACGCTGTAAAACCATTGCCCATCCCAGCGGGAAAATCTGATCGCCATCTGCACGAAGGCGGTTGAATAATGCGTTCTCTGTTACATCCAGCCACTCAGCAGCTTCAGCGTAACCCCCCGGCAACGCCGCGATAGTTTTTCTGACAGCTTTCACGTACCACTCAGGCTGTTTTTCCACTTTCCAGTGATGATTACCCACGGCTTACCTCCTGTTCCTGTGGTTTAAACCCATTCTGGTTTTGGCTAGATTGAAAACGTGCCGGATAAAGAATCTGCATTTCGCTGATTTCACCCTTAAAAAAATTGGCCAGACGTTCTGCAAGATCGATAGATGGAATTTGTTCCAGTCTTTCAATACGACTCAGCGTCGCTGGATTGACCTGAACGCCCGCAGCAACATGCTGCAAAGTAAATCCGTGCGCCTTACGCACATTCCGTAATGGTGATTGCATATAACCTCCACATATTGCGTGATGAGCATATTATTTCACGCAAATATTTTGCGCAAGTTGATTTGCTTAACGCGCAATAAAGAAATGTAATAAACGCATGAACATAGGAAATCGAGTCAGACAACTTCGCCAGGCGAAGAACATGAAAATCGCCGATCTCGCTGAAGCAATAGGAGTGGATGCGGCGAATATCTCGCGCCTCGAAACAGGTAAGCAGAAACAATTCACTGAACAAGCCCTGAGTAATATTGCCAGGAGCTTAGGTGTTGATATTGCTGATCTCTTTACCTCAGACCTCAAAAGTAATACTGTATGTAAAAACAGTATTAGTGAGGATGTTACGCAGGTGAAGGATGTATTCCGTATTGAAATGCTGGATGTCAGTGCCAGTGCGGGAAATGGCCTTATCCAGGGCGGTGATGTCATTGATGTGATTCATGCCATTGAATACAGAACTGATAATGCTGTATCGATGTTTGGTGGACGACCAGCAAATCACATTAAAGTTATCAACGTTCGTGGGGACAGTATGTGTCCAACCATTGAGCCAGGAGATCTCATCTTCGTTGATATCAGTATCAATCAGTTTGATGGGGATGGTATATATGTATTTGGTTTTGATGATAAAATTTACGTCAAACGACTGCAAATGATACCTGATAAACTGCTGGTAATTTCTGATAATCAGATTTACCGCGAATGGGGAATTACCAGCGAAAACGAACACCGGTTTATGGTCTTTGGAAAGGTCTTAATCAGTCAGTCACAGACCCTTAAGCGACACAATTAACCCCCTACCTCAACATCAATTAGCCACCAGAAGGTGGCTTTTCATTACCCACCAAATTGCTTATCTCGCAATAAAACACTTGCATAACGCGCAACCTCATTTTATCTTTCTCTCCAGACCTACAAACAAGGTACTAACAAAATTTGGTTGTAACACGGCGTATGGCACATGCGTCGTTAGCGGTCTGGGGACGTTAAAGGGGACAATCCACTCCTTGCTCGGGCAAACAAACCAGATAGCCGGAATGTGCAAGTCAATGAGGATGCTGATAAGACGCCTAACCAGCGTGGCGATTCGGTTTGACGCCTGGGAAGAGACCAGGGTGCAACGATGAGGGCATTTATGGAGCCGCGACAAAGTGTGGTGTTGTAACTGGCTAAGTGCTCTCAGCGTTGTGGTAATCCGCGAAATGGCGCGGCGGTAAGTATGGCGGGGTTACTCTTTCCCCGTTGAGGACACCGGATTGTCAGGTTGACCATACGCCTGAGTGACAACCCCACCACAACAGCCACTGCTTTGGCGGTACCAGTTTGTGCCCTTGCTTCCGGCTGGTACCGCTCTTTTTACAAAACAGAGAAGAGCATCACCGGACGACGGGCTCATAACCCAATCCATCCGGGCGGCTGCCACCGCAGGTGTTCTTCTCTGTTTTGTGGAGAAACTAATATCTTGTGCAGAGGAAAATAGAATGAAATTACCAAAATTTCGTAACGCAATTGTGTACCGAGCAACATTACCTAGTATACAGGCTATTGAAGGGCATCTTCTCGAACTCCCTTATTCTGAAATCGGGGAAACAGAATTTTCACGGTCCTCTTTTGTAGAGAATCCTGTCACTGGTGAACTGGTAACTCCGATATCTGGTGGGTACGCAATGGTAATCCGTCATGATCAGAAAATAATTCCCCGACATGTCGTCATGAAAGAAGCTAATTCTCGAATCCAAACAATCGAAAATATGTCCGGGAATAAATTAAAGCGTGCCGAACGACTGGCCATTATTGATAACGTACGAGTAGATCTATGCAAACAGGCATTTGTTAAGTCTACGCTGATTCTTGTATTGTACAGCACTGATGAGAAATTATTGGTAATCAACACAACCAATAAAATAATAGCCGGTATGGTATGCGCAATGCTGATTAAGGTTGTCGGTTCAGTAAAAACAGAAACAATCAACATCAGTGATATCAAGAATGGACTGACTACACGCCTGAAGAACTACATCAATGGTGCAGCCAATGCATTTGAAGGATTCACTGTCGGGAATTATATTCAGCTATCACGCTACGCAGATCAAAAGGAAATTATTCGCTACTCAGCTGAGCATGAGTCAATTCAAAGCGAACTGGCCGATAGCCTTAGTAGTAGTTTCACTGCTGATAAAATGGAGTTATCCGGTTGCGGTGTGACCTTCATTCTTACCGAAAATTTCCATTTTTCGCGCATCAATACTCAATCTCAGACATTTAATGATGAAGATGATAAAGCATTCCAGTGGCGTCATCAGACTGGCACTGACCTTTTCCAATTCAGCAAGGTAGTTAATTTGATGTGTGACCTTCTTTCTTACAAAGAAGATAAAAGCCAAAATCCAACAACTTAAAAAAATTGCAGCAATCATCCCATGTCAAATGGGCTGGATTGCTGCAATCAAAATTCAGAGCGGTGCAGCGCATATAACATGGAGAACAAAATGTCATTTATTAAGACTTTTTCCGGGAAACATTTTTATTATGACAAGATAAATAAAGACGACATCGATATTAACGATATCGCGGTTTCCCTTTCAAATATCTGTCGCTTTGCCGGTCATCTTTCGCACTTCTACAGCGTCGCCCAACATGCGGTGCTTTGCAGCCAGCTGGTACCGCAGGAATTTGCTTTTGAAGCGTTAATGCATGATGCAACAGAAGCGTATTGCCAGGACATCCCTGCTCCACTGAAACGCCTTCTTCCTGACTATAAACGGATGGAAGAAAAAATAGACGCCGTAATCCGTGAGAAATACGGGTTACCTCCTGTTATGAGCACGCCAGTGAAATATGCCGATCTCATTATGCTGGCAACCGAACGTCGCGATCTCGGGCTTGATGATGGCTCTTTCTGGCCTGTACTGGAAGGTATCCCGGCGACAGAGATGTTCAAAGTTATTCCACTGTCACCAGGCCATGCCTACGGGATGTTTATGGAACGTTTTAACGAGTTATCGGAGTTACGCAAATGCGCATGAATGTTTTCGAAATGGAAGGGTTTCTTCGCGGGAAATGTGTACCACGAGATCTGAAAGTGAATGAAACAAATGCTGAGTACCTGGTACGTAAATTCGATGCGCTTGAAGCTAAATGTGCGGCACTGGAAAACAAAATAATACCAGTGTCAGCTGAACTGCCGCCAGCAAATGAAAGTGTTCTGTTATTTGATGCTAACGGAGAAGGCTGGCTAATTGGCTGGCGTTCTCTCTGGTACACCTGGGGACAAAAAGAAACCGGAGAATGGCTGTGGACATTTCAGGTCGGGGACCTTGAAAACGTCAATATCACTCACTGGGCAGTAATGCCGAAAGCACCGAAGAATAAAAAATGAGCGTGATAAAAACTCATACAGGAATTGTTATCACCCGAGACGGTCCGCAGGTAAAAAAACTGCACCAGACAAAGCGGATGTGGGTCGTCGGAAAAAACGAGTTTTACCACAAAGAAACCGGACGCCGCCACTTTGCAGAAAATACTCGCCGCCGACTGCTGATCGATACCATCAAGCCTATCGAGGTGAAGCATGTTTAAACAGAACGAAAAATCTATCGCTCAAATTGCTGAGTATATCCCGCGTGCGTGCCGGGATATGCAGTTGCAGGAAGCCAAAGCACGCCTGGAGAAAAAAATTGCGCTCTATATCGATGACGGCTGTGATGCCGCCGTTCTTAACGCGGCGTTCGCGCCAGCTCTTAACAGTCATACGCGAAAGTCTTTTTTTTCGTGCATCACAGCGCAGATCCGTAAAGGAGGCAACCAGTGAGCAACATTAACTATCAGGTACTGCGTGAAAAGGCAGAGAAAGCAACTAAAGGAAGCTACATCGTAGGGCATACATCTGTTAACCAACACGGCAATTTAACAGGAGTTTTTGTTTGTCAAAAATGGAAAGGAGAACCCGGTGGCGTAATTGCAGAATGTCACGTTAACTGCCTGGTTGAAACAGATGCTCAGGCTTATGCAAACGCTGAATTCATAGCAGAGGCTAACCCGGCTACCGTGCTGGCACTGCTGGATGAACGGGAAAGAAACCTGCAATACATCAAAAGCCGCGATCAGGAGAACGAGGATATTGCGCTAACGGTAGGGAAGCTGCGCGTTGAGCTTGAAGCAGAAAAACAGCGGGCAAAAGTTCTATTTATGGAAAATGCTCGGCTTAAGTCAGGCATAGCCGGTCTGATACACCTCGGTATTCGATATGCAGATGTTGAGGTCATGAAAATTGCTGGAGATGCCCAGCTTTCTACCCCATGCACTGACAGCATCATAAACAGCATTGCAACAGGCATTCGCATCAAAGGAGAGTGATATGGCGTTAACACACCACGAACTCTGTCAGATTGCGTACAAGTTCCTTAAGCGCAACGGGTTCAAGGTTTGCTTTCATGACCGCTTTGTTGCTGTAACCAGTACCGGAGAACAGCCAGATGCTATGGGATTCAGAAATTCAGCATCATGCCTGATAGAGGCGAAGTGTTCTCGTGCTGACTTGTTGGCAGATAGAAAAAAGCGTTTCCGTAAAAATCCCTCACTTGGCATGGGCGACTGGCGATTCTTTATTAGTGAGCCGGAAATTATTTCAGTTGAGGATTTACCTCCCGGCTGGGGATTACTTCACGTTGTTAACGGAAGAGTACGGAAAGTACATGGATGGCCCAGGGGTAATTGCTGTTGGGGTAATCCTGACGATAAGCCATTTACTGGGAATAAGCAGGTTGAATGCGATTACATGTTATCTGCATTAAGGCGCATGGAGTTGAGAGGGCACCTTAATGAAATATATGACGGTGTGATTGTTAATAAGAAAGAAGGAAACGCGGCATGATCACTATTACCAAAGGGCGACTGCTGACAATCAAGCAGTGGCGCGAAACATACGGACCGGGTAGCAACGTTGTACTGCCAGCAGAAGAAGCGGAAGAACTGGCACGAATTGCACTGGTATCGCTGGAAGCAGAGCCGGTGGCAAAGATTATAGCTCATTACCCATTAGGAGTTGACGTAGGCAAACAAAAGTTCGTACAGGCCATTGGAGAGCTTCCTGACTTTGGCGGATATCTATTTGCCGCCCCGCCAGCGCCGGTAGTGCCGGAAGAAGCAACTCCGGAAAACGTAGAAATGCTCTCTGGCTATGTTTCCACGTACAAATTAACCGATAGCGAGCGCGATATTGCTGCCGAAATATGGAACGCCTGCCGCACCGCCATGCTTCAGTCCGGAAACTTTCGGGAAAGCAAGAATTCGTCAACCAATAATTTTCGGGAAATCCCGGAAGCGTCAACCAGCTCTCCGGTAACTCCGGCTCTTCTGCCTGGTGGTTTCACCATTGAGGAGGCGAAGGAATTACATGAAGACCTGGTACGCAGCCACATAAGCAAGGCCTTAAGTGGCGAAAAGATGAAAAAGAAAGATCGCGATGCTGATTTGCGCTGGATTCATGGCGTTATAGTTCAGGCAGCGTGGTTTGTAAAAGCATCACTGGAGCAGAATGCACTATCGGGCAACTCTCCGGTAACTCCGGATGGTTGGATAAGCTGTAG